GAAGTCATCGACTTCTTGCTTCATGCCCATTTGAAGATCTGCCTCATCATCCGCATAGTTCTTACGGTTCTCTTCCGCAAGACGGTTCATGATGCCAGCAGCCCTGGTCTTCCACTTGTCCGAGTATTTCTCCCCACTGAGATTGTCGGGGGTGTTATGAATAGTCTCTACGTCAATACTGGACAGCTGCTTGGAATCAACTAGTTCAACAACGGTCTTCTCCCATAGATCATGGGCTTCTGATGGTGTGTAGGCGTTACCAGTCTTAGGGTTAATAAGACCCATGGTGCGGCGTACAAAGTCTTGAGCAGTGAGCTGGCGGCTGAGAATGCTCTGCCTCATCGACTCCTGCTCATTGACAGTTGTTTGATCATCAAGCATCTTGAAGATCCGACCCTCAGCTGCTTTTGATGCCTTGGTAAACTCAGGCATGAAATAAGCAAGGATCGACCTAGCACCGTATTGACTGGTACTTACTCCATTGTCAATAAGCCACTGTGCCTTGTATTCCTGAAGACGTTGCCTTACAACAGCAGGATCTGTTTCCCCTGAAAGATCAAAGGTCTTTAGATCTTGTTCGTACTTCTGAGTTAGGTTGCCTAAGACACGCTGCTTGGCATAAACAGCTCGTGCACCTGTCAGATTAGAAAGCTTGACAGTGTTAGCTGCAAAGCCTGGTGTAGCTCCGTTGTCGTTTCTAACAGCTTCTGCCTGCAGCTCTGACGTGCTTGCCAAAAGAACGCCATCTGCTTGACGCTGGTTCTGGATAAGATCATCTTCGATCTGCACCTTGCCTGATTCAACATCAAGGATGAACTCAGCATCTCTGCGATTCTGATCGTCTTGATATAGCTTTTGGCCTAGTTCAACAGCCTTAGGAGAAAAGTCCTTCAGCATGTTCATAATCGCTGCTTGCCCAGCAGAGTTATTGGCTGCTGTGGCAGCTGCATTAAGGCGGTTCATCTCCGCCTGACTACGCAGCGATTGAAGCAAGTTTTGGTTGTTAGTTGAAGCACCACTGGTTATGTCAGGAGCAGCATCGGGCTGATATGAGCCAGGGGCATTCTGTTTTACAATAGGTGTAAATTTAAGTTGTGCCATAACTAAATCTTTGGTTTCCAGAATGTACCGCCACTACCCATATTTGAAGCTCCTGCATTAAGGAAGCCACCTAAGCCACCTGTAATTCCTCCAGTTAGAGCATTCATCCAGGGATCCTGTGCTTGCTGGAAGACAGGCTTAATTGGATCAAATCCTCTGTCGGGAATTGACGTAGCAAGTTTGAAGTAATCAGCCTTACGAGCTGCAAAGTCTTTAATTTGCAATTCTCTATTTTTTTGATTGACAGCCTGTACCGCTCCTGCATATTGCTGCTGGTTAAGTGCTGACTGTTGGCCAAACTCGCTTGCCTTCATCCTGCGGTTTCTTGTTGTAGACACGCCTGTAGGCAGCCCACTTGCATCCATCTCCCCCTGTGCTTGCATCATCTGCACTAGGCGGTTCTGTGCATCCACACCAAGATTTGAACGCAGGCTATTTAACCATTCCTGATTTTCTACCTGGCCAATACTTAAGGCAGCATCACGTTGACGATTCTGGAGTTGGTTCTGCAGTGTTGCAGCTTTGTACTCCTGAATACCAAGCATGTAGCGAGCTTGCTGGTCTGCTTGTGCTTGTTCGTAAGCAGCAATTTGCTGTGCCCATTGTGCTTCTATCGCACTGTTATCCGTTCCGAATAGCCCTTGAAGACCTCCTGTCAGGAGACCTATGCCTAGGCCGATAAATGGATCCATATCTTAGTTGAATAAACTGTAGGTTGTTTGGCCCATATATGAGCCTCTGCTCTTCCTTAAAGCCAAGGAACTGAAGCAGTTTTAGATGAACAAGGTTCCTTGCATCTGCACTGCACCAGAGGTACGGCTCAGATCGACCTTCTATGAACCGCTTTGCTTCTTTAGCAAACGTGTGTGGATACTTTTGAATTGCAGGAGTGCAGAGCATCCAGATCTGGTAATCACTGCCAATTCCAACTATTCCTGCTAATTCGTTGTTTGGGACGGTAAATGTATAACACTCATCCCTAATTGATGCTAAGGGTATGGCATGGATAGGAACCACACCATGACCCTCAACACATTCTTTGTGGTCATCCTCCCGTAAGCTAGAAGCCACCTGATAGGCGGCCTCTAACGTACAAGGATGTATGTAATTAGACACCCCGATAGAATCGATTGTTGTAGTCACCCTCCCATACAACTGAGTTGATCGTTGCAGGACCAGGATGGTCTGATGAGATGGTCAGCTCAGTATCCACATTTCTTGCATAAACAGGTATGACTTGAGTAGCAGAATCTTTAAATGGTACCGTACCAATCTCATACTGATCAGTAGTTCTTACTGTGTACTCTTCTTCGTAGTCTTCATGTCCCAGCCTGGAGAGTTTAGAACTGAAGACACCTGAATCGCCAAAATTAACCTTAACTCTATGAATTATCAACGACGAACGGGTATCAGCAACATATCCTGATTCTGTTTTTTGCTTCACATAGAATTTGGGAAGTTTTACTTCCATATCAACAGGATAGCCTACTAGAATTGAAGCTTGGCTCCAGTCACCAGGAACAGTTGCTGTATATCCATCTTCATCGAGAGTAGTTGCATCTAAGGTGACTTCAGCTGCATAACCTGCTAAGTCAGACGCATCATCAAGGCTGTAGGCGATCACCCTTTTTGTGGTGGATAAACCTGAGGGAACCTTGAACGTGCTTTCATTAGCATTATCATCAAAGGTAATTTCGTCAGGTGTTATCAGGGCAGCGTTGTCAATGTGAACGTTGAAGCTTGAACCCTCACTGTTGGTGACAACAGAAGACCAATTTTGCTGTTTAAGGTCAAACCTCTGGATTGAAATGTAATCTTGAGGGTTTGTAGTAGCAGTTACTGAAACGTTATTTGTTTCGGTAAAATTGACAGCTGAGCCATCAACCTCAGTGACGTACAAGCGAGTACCATCGTCATCACGATCAACAACTAGGTATGGACCGCTTAGAGTGTTATTATCCTCAACTGAAATGTTGACAGTAGCTCCAATATCAAATCCAAGAGCCCACTCACCTGTAGTAAGTTCTATGTAATCAGAGTTGAAGTTTACATCAGTCAACTCTACAGAAGTTTCAGCCAGCTCATCATTGTTTCGGATAACCGCATAGTAGCCATCATTCAAGATCGCATGAGAAACAAGCGAGCCTGAAAGTTGCCACTTAAACCACGCCCCCTGGGCACGCTCTCGTCCGTTGTCAAAGTACTTGAACAGCCAAACAATACTACTAGCTTCTTCGTTATCTACAATGCTTTCAGACGTAGAGTTTACATCATCTCTGTAGTAGGATTCACCAATAAAGATAATACCGTAATCTTTACTTGATGTTACCTGATTGAGTGTATCGGGTAAAAGACTACCCACAATCTTACTCTGTTCAACCACTCTTGCGTCAGAACTCTGTGGAATTTCAGTAATCTCATACATCGATGTATTGGCACCAGTGTCACCTAGAAATGCAATGCTTGTTCCTAAGCTGATAGGACGTGTTTTGTTGTTGAATTTATAGGTGCTTATAGTGTCGATTTTTAGGTTGTCTGGCGCAAGAATGTCACCATCAGTACCCAACAGGAACTGCTCTCTATCACTAAACAGCAACAGCCCTGATCGGCTTGCAAGCATTGATGTTGCTGATGCTGCAGATGAAGATCCTAAGGCAATATCAATTGGATCTGATGCAATGGATGTAATTGCAGTCTTGGCAAAAAAGTTGAAGAGATCTCCCGCCCTGGACATACAAACAGTATCATCGGCTAGGAAGGCAAGCCTATTCCTATATAGGCAGATGTCGGATATGTACTTACCAACAAAACTTGGGATTGGCACAGAGATGTCATCTCCAACCTCGCGGTCCTCCCAATCAACTGGGCTGACGACAAACAGCTTATAAGAGGAGTTGGTTTCAGAATCAAAGACAGTGGTCCTCACCAACTGATGTGGCATTGTTGAAGCATCAAAGCTTTTCTTAATACCTGGCTTGTGAGTTTCTTCCCATACACCCTCACCTGAAGTAACACTACCTGCTGCAGTCTTACCTTCTTCACAGGTAAACTTAAGCCAGTAATCGTCTTCCTCTTCTGCACTGTTAATCACTTGGACAGTGTATCCATTTTTACAGGAGATCGGAAGTCTGGTGATGTTATTTACTCGGTTCGTGAATACATTAACAAGGTGAGCATCTACGGCTTCAATTGAGAAAGGAATGCTGCTCTTGATATAGATGCCATTGCCAATCCGCTCTGTAGTAAATGGGGAGCTTGCAAGTCCAGCAAAAGCTGACTGCAGGGCTGTGATAATGCTACTAGCGTCACTGGAAGAAGTTGTAGGAGCAATGCTGATCTGTTCAACAGCACCAAGATAGGTAGCGGTACTCGCCTGCTTTACCCGGATTTTGTATGTAGCTTTTGCCATGCTGACATAGACCACATCATTAACATTCCAGTTATCACCACCTTCAATAATTTCTACGTCAGCTGAGTACGCACATTTATATCCCTTTTTAGCATTTGAATAATCCTTAGGAATAACTTGCGCTGTTGTGGTAAGGGAAAAGGTCAGATTCCCTTGTTCGGGTGTTACTGTAGACCCAGCAGCATTTTTCCAAGCCCCTCCCTTGTATGTATAGGTAGTACCATTAGCAAGAACAATTTTAGAACCTTCACGGTTTGCACTTGCACCTGTTGGGTTAATCGTAAAAGTTTCACTACCGACGTTCTCACAGGCATTTTTTGTGGCATCATCCTTGTCTGTATACGTTGGTTCTCCTACAATTTCAAGGCTCACTGCCGTTGAAATTTTTGTTTTGGAAGAGACCGTCGTTTCACGCCTAACAAGCATTTCGTAGCTTGCGGAGTTCTTGTCGATGACACGTAGCTCAACAAAGCCTTGGTAAGGAAGCGTGCTCTTGGATGAGGTCGTCATTTTGACAGGACCAATTGGAGCAGCAGGATCGCCGTTTGTAATGAAGGTGTAGTCGTTAATGGTAAAGGTTTTAATCTTTGACGAGTCTGCGTGCTTGAAATACGAGACAGCTGCCACAGGTGAATCGACACCACTATTTACGTCATCATCACTAATGACACCTGATGACACCTGGTTCAATGAACTTGCTGTGTAGGTACCTGATTCTTTGATTGAGAGTAGTACTGTTTCTGGAGCTTCTACGGTTGCGTCATTAACCGCTCTGACACGAATCTTGCGAGACTTTTGGTTCTTGCCAAATGTAAAACTAAATTCGGTCGATCCTGAATTAAGAGCTATAAGAGTGTTGTCTACTCGTATCTGATAGTCTGTATTTGGAGTTGCAGTGCCTGCGATTAACAGAGTAACCGTCAGCTTTGAGCTGAATGGCTTGCTCGCTGTCTTTGTCCTGGATACCGTATAAACAGCTTCGTAGTATGTATCAGTACTGGAGGCACCTTCCTTAGTAATTGTTTTGTCGGGATCTATTTCAAGTGAAATAATCGGAAGTGTATTTTTTGTCGGTTTGTTTATCTTGACCCCACAAGAAGATGCCTGCTTTTCATATTGTATTTTAGCAGTATTAAGGTCACTTAATGTCGCACTGATTGAACTTTCGGTATTAGAGACTTGCTGTTTAAGGCTGTCAACTAGCTTAGGTTTAGGTATAACCTTGTAAGCATAGATGTTGCCGAAATATCCCTTATAGTTTGCAGCTTTCTGTATTAGCTGACCCTGCGATATTGTGGCTCCGGGGTACTTCTTTTGTACAGCAGAAAGACCATATTGAATTGTCTTATTGCCAAAAACAAATATTCCAACCTTAATTTCTTTTAGGAACTTTTTGCCACCGAAATAACCACCTTTGGAAGATGCAGTCTTATTGGTGGTGGCATACACCAGCTCTTTGACCTGGATCGCCTTGTTATCTTCAATCGCCTTAGCAAGTTGACTTTTTAGCGTTGTCAACTTTGATTTAAGATCATCATATTGTTTCTGTAAGCCGTAGTACTCGTCAGCTGCTTTGGTGTAAGCTTGAATACTACATGTTTCATCAATAGGTGATCCTGTAACCGGAACGTTTGATAGCGATGTAATAAACTCGTTGATTACCGCGTCAGGATTCTTATAGGGGACTGTCTGATATACAACAGGAATTGAAGCGCCAGTCAATGCATCCCAAACTTCAATCCTTCCGTTTGTGTGTACCCTGCCAATGTATTGCTCAGTGGGGTCACGGTCGATTGCAAACCATTTGCCAACGTAGTCTCTTGAGATGGCTGAATAGGATGTACCTCCAACCAGCTGTCCACCTGGCCTTTTCTTCAAGCCATCGGCAACATCAGGAAGTACGTTGACAGCATCTTTTAAGAAGCCTGGAGCAATCAGTTCATCCGCTTGTTGTGAAATCCCCAGGATAAGATTTGGGATAGTCTGTGTAACTGATGCCATTAGTTTCTAGCAAATGCACGATATGGTTGGAACGTTTGATATGACGTGTTGTCTGGCAACCCAAAGTAGGATGCATCTGATTGATTGCATTCATACTCCATGCAGCTTGCACGCAGGAATGCTTCCTGAGTAGATAGAAGGGCAGCAAGCTCCCTGTTAGCAACCATTTGAGTCGCAGCACGTGTGGCAGATCTTGCCGCAATGTATCTCTTAAACACAAGTGGAAGATTTTCATACTCCACCAGTTCGATGACATCACAAAGAATTGGGTCGTTAAACTCATACGAGTGTGCCATCTTGTCGTATAGTTTCCCGTCTTTAACAATTACATTGGTAAGCCTACGATTATAGTTATCGTGTGCATCTACCTTTATGTAGTTAGATGGGATTGGGATCTCCTTGCTGCCGTTGGGTGTTAATTTAATCTGCTCCTCTGTATTAAACGACCAACCCTCTGACTGAACATCAAGTATGGTGTCAATAAGGATGTTGTAAATGAATGCTACCTCTGGGTTTGTAAATTCCAGGGAGTTCAGTGGAGCTTGTCCCAGGCTCCCGAGAATTGAATTTACTGCGGATAGTTCTGTATCGAAATCTTCAATAATGGAAGCCATGTTTCAAAATAAAAAAAAGGGAGCCCAAATGGACTCCCCGTAAACAATTAAAATCAGAACTCGCTAGGAGCAGTACCGCCCACGTACAGCTCAACGGCTGCAGCAGGGTTCAGGTAGTCAGCACCCATAGCAAGACGACCCACAATCACATCACCCTGATAGATGATGCTGGTGTCGCCACTGGTCACTTGGACCTGGGGACCAATAGCTTCCACGCAGCCAGCGGCTTCGCGTTGGAAGATCAGACCACAGGACTTGCTGCCAAATTCAGCAGCGGTACCATAGTCGTTCTGAATGCCAGTCACAGCACCGTCAGCATTCTCCAGGGCAGGACCGATGAAGCTACCCAGGTTGCCAGGGGAGGTTTCACCAGTGGTGCCACCGTGCTTGGTGCCATAGTTGCCCAGGAACGGGATGTTCATGGACTTGTAGATCTTGATGCCAGCGATCTCGATGATGCCATTACCCTTCTGCAGGGAAGTACCTTGGACATCACGGTTGACCAGGCCATTGGAACCAACGGCTTGGATCAGAGCGTAGTACTGGCGGGGGTTCAGGACACCCACACGACCTTCAGTGCTAACACCCTTCTCATCAAGAGCAGCAGCAGCGTCATAGAACGCAGCGACCAGGGCGGTAGCATCAAAAGCGTCCGAATCGTTTGCAGAAGAGCCAACGCGGATTTGGGTACCACCAGGCTCAACAAAGTTAGCCTTGGTGATGGGGCTTGCCTTACGAGCGCCACGAGCGATAGCACGGAAGATCAGGCGGTCATACTTCTCAGCGAGGGCATAACCGATCTTGCGGGAGATCTCAGAGCGCAGGTCGTAGTGCGACAGCACCTCATCCAGCTCATACACAAAGGCTGAGCTGATCAGAAGGTCATCACAGGTGATGGTCTTTTCAGCCACCGGGGGCGCACCATCCGAGTTGCCAAGGATGCTGTTGCCAGGTGTATGGAACTCAGCAGTAGTACGACCCGTGTAGATGAACTGCAGGGACTTACCACCTTTGAGGGTACGCTTCATGATCATGTCACGAGCGATGGTTTCGTTTTGGAAACCTTTGAACATTTCACCCGAAAAAAGCTTCAGGTAAAGAGCACGGGCGTCACCCGCACTATTGGATTGGCCGGGCCTAGTCAGGCTTGCGACCATATCAGAAGATTGTTGTGCCATTGAAAGAGAGAAAGAAATGGTTTACTTGCTCTCCAAACGTTTGGAAAAAAATTTTGTATTGGTTTTTTGTGGTCTCTCCCACCGTCAATGGCTAAGGGTATCGGCGTACCGGCCTCAGCCAATAGTGATGGGGAGCATTGAACTCCCCAGACCGCCTTAACGGTTCACTGTTTTGGTATACTTAACACCACGATAGGTGTAGGTAACTTGAATGGTCATTGGGATTCTCCGTTATGCTCATGCGCGTTCCAGCCTTGAGCGACCCGTCCCCATGGGGATGAACGTACGGAGGATTAACCAATAACAGGAGCAGTCAACGCAACCTCACTTGTACCAGCAGTTGCCAGATCAAGTGGGAAGTTGTGAGCATTACGCTCGTGCATCACTTCAAAGCCAAGGTTGGCTCGATTCAGAATGTCTGCCCAGGTATTCACCACACGACCATCAGCACTAAGCAGTGACTGATTGAAGTTAAAGCCATTCAGATTGAATGCCATGGTGCTCACTCCAAGTGCAGCAAACCAAATACCAACCACAGGCCAAGCAGCGAGAAAAAAGTGAAGGCTACGGCTGTTATTAAAGGAAGCGTACTGGAAGATAAGCCTGCCGAAATAGCCGTGAGCAGCGACAATGTTATAAGTCTCTTCTTCTTGACCAAACTTGTAACCATAGTTCTGTGATACTTGCTCAGTGGTTTCCCTGATAAGAGAGGAAGTAACAAGAGAGCCGTGCATCGCGCTGAATAGCGCTCCACCAAAAACTCCAGCAACCCCAAGCATATGGAAGGGGTGCATCAGGATGTTGTGCTCAGCTTGAAAAACAAGCATGAAGTTAAAGGTCCCCGAAATACCCAAAGGCATACCGTCAGAGAATGATCCTTGTCCGAAGGGATAGACAAGGAATACAGCAGATGCGGCTGCAACGGGGGCTGAGTAGGCAACACAAATCCAGGGCCTCATCCCTAGTCGATAGCTAAGTTCCCACTCGCGTCCCATGTAAGCAAAGATGCCAATGAGGAAGTGGAAGACAACGAGTTGGTAAGGTCCCCCGTTGTAGAGCCATTCATCAAGTGAATTAGCTTCCCAAATTGGGTAGAAGTGTAGTCCGATGGCATTGCTGCTGGGAACGACGGCTCCCGATATGATGTTGTTTCCATAAAGAAGACTGCCAGAAACAGGCTCACGAATACCATCAATATCGACAGGGGGAGCCGCTACAAAAGCCACAAGGAAGCAGATGGTTGCTGCAAGGAGACACGGAATCATCAGTGTTCCAAACCAACCAACATAAAGACGATTGTTAGTGCTGGTTACCCAGCTACAAAAACGCTCCCAGCTGTTAGACTGAGAGCGTGGAAGTGCAATAGTTGCAACCATTATAATTTAAGAAAGACGAGTAATTCTTATCCGTCCAACTCCAGAGCGTGTGAGACCGATAGCATCAGCCGCACCTTTACTGAGATCAAGGCTCCTACCATGAATGTAAGGACCCCGATCATTGACCCGAACAACGGCACACCGCCGGTAGCAGACTCGAAGTCTGGTTCCAAACGGGAGTGTCTTGTGCGCTGCAGTAAGGCCGTTTTGATTATATCTTTCCCCGTTAGCGGTAAGGTTGCCATGGAAACCAGGACCGTACCAACTAGCGAGCACAGACAATGTAGTTAGAATAGGAAGCATAATAAAATAGCGAAGAACTTTTATATCTCCGTCTACTCAAATAGCCTCACCACTACTCGCAAGAAGTGAGGCTCTTTCTATTTACTTTTTTTTGGCAGTCTTAGCGGCTTGCTTGAACTGCTTAGCAGTAGGCGCACCAGCTGCTCCAGGTTTACGCATCTTCTCGCCACTGCCTTTAGCGATTCGCTCGCGTTTGGCGTGGATGTTGGCGTACAGTCCAGGCTTTGCCATTACCAAATTCCAGGGATAAGCTGACCAGTGACGGCGTACGCACCGATAGCTGCAATCACACCCAGCATTGCCAGGCGACCATTCAGCTTCTCAGCACGTTCGTTATGTGATTCAAGATAGTTAGGGTCCATATACATCGGTGGCTCTTTGGCCCAAATGTTGTTATTAGAAGTCAAGGTCAGAACGTTCAAGTTTGTCAAAGAGATCCTGGCGATATGCTGGATCATTTTCATAGCGAGGATCAGACATCGCACGTACAAGCTCTGCCTGACTACGGAATACATCAGTGCTGGACTTCGCAGGCTTGCCCTGTAGTGTGTCCCCTTCAAATCCCATAGCGTCGGTATACCTAAAGTAAAGTGCTTGCAGAGCAAGGTTGATTGCGTTCATGTCACCTGACTCAATGATCGAGTCAAATGCAGAGACTTCTGATTGGCTGAAATTATCTGCTGCCCAACCAACTAATTGGTTATAAGCGGCCTCACCTCCAACGGAGTTCTTAATCTGATTTACAGCACCTTCAGACAGTTCAGTACCTGTTGACTGAGACTGCTGTGGGTTCTGTTCTTGCATACGAAGGTACGCCTGAACCAGTTCCTGAGAGGAGAGCTGTGAGAAAGCTTCCATCGTTTCTTCACTTAGTTCGCCAGTTTGAGCAAACTGCTCACTGGCTTCTAAAAGAAGGTTGACTTGATAATCTTCCTCCTGCTCTTCCTCTTCTTGAGGCTCCTCTTCAGAATCAACATCTTCTTCCTCACCATCCTCTTCAGTCTGTTCTTGACGGGAAGATGGATCACCCAACTTTTTCTGTAGTTCGATGTAGGCCTGCTCAAGCTCTTGTGCATTCTTGTATTTGCCAGCGAGCATTGATTCATGCTCTGCCATCAAGGCTTCGCCTACTTCAAGAGAGTCAGCTTCATCTGCTGCAACTGAATCAATAACTACAGGATCAGCAGAAGAATCATAAGTAAATACTTCGGACATAAATATGTGGTGGTTTACATTGCACCTTCAGGTGCTTGGGGTGGTTGTTGACCAGTGAGCATTTCTTGCAATCCTGCTGCAGCCTCAGGGTTCTTTGTTGGATCCATCAGAGGAGCTTTAGCCAGCTGCCCAACTTGTCCAACAAGAGATTGCTGCGCTTGCATCTGCATTCCTTGTTGCATCTCAGCCTGCATCTGTTCCTGGGTCTTAACAAGATTCAAAATGTCAATACCCTGAGCAGCAGCAAGACGCTTGATAGCTTCAGAAGGATCGATGTATTTCATCAATGCTTCTGGACCAAGTGTTTGTGCAATGGTCATGATGAAAGCTGTGAGACTCTCACGGTCCTGACCACGACCAAGTGCGTTCACACCTGCAACAATCTGTGGACGGACAAGATCCTTAGGCAGCTTTGGCATTTGGTTGCTGCGCTGCAGGATCAGCAGAGTACGGTTGAGATACGGAATCAAGAACTCAACTGTCAGCAGACTGAACAGTCCACCAAGTTGTTGCTCTAGCTCCAGCTGGGTAAGTCGAACTTCTTCAGCAGTTGTCCGTTCAGACTGTCTGACAGTCAGGATCAGGAATGCTTCAGAGATCCGCCTTTCAATCGTTGCTGCCATTTCAGAGGCAGTGCGGAAGTCGGCAGTTTTTCCAACCTGGATAACTGACACATCTTCCTGACGACCTTGGATGATCGCACCGTTGCCTGCCTTGGCCAGCGTGGTCGGTTTGGTAGTGCTTGAGGGTGAGACTAGGAAAACAACTTTAGCGGCTGCTGCAGAGCCTTCTACGAGGGACTGAGCGAGTGATTCAAGGGCACGGAAGTCCCCAAGAAACTCTTCGACACGACCCCTCCCATAGTCTTCACCATCAACTGAATTAAAACGGAGGACGAGCCAAGGAGATGCGTTCTTAGGAGCTGTGCTCTTGCTGTTAGGAAGTACTTTGTCAAATGCTTCCTGGTGCCAGACCCAGCGCCCATTCTTCTCATCTAGCTTAACGTGAGTGTATACTTCTACGTCGTCGCCGGTTGAACCTCGTAACCCATTCTGCATTGAATCATTGGGCACGGCTGCGGGCAGTTCAGAACCCAACAGCTTACGTGAAATTAGTTCTTTGGTAACAATCTCAATCACGTTACCATTACCATCCCTCTCTACACAAAAGCGATTGAGGGGAAAGTTTTTCAGACCATCTTTGCCCATATAGATCAGAGCGTTACCACCAACAATCAAATGCTTGAGTGCTTGGTGTACGACTACCCGATCGTTTGATGCAGCGATGTAATCCATGACCATCCTTTCCATTTTGGAGAAGGACAGGTCAAGCTCGCTTCGGATCTCAGCAGGCATCTCAGTGCCCAGCTTGTCATCACGAATTTGTAGCTTAAAGAACGTTGTTTGTGGTGGCAGTAGTGCCAACATCAACTTAGCTGCCAGAGTTACAACAGCCTTTGCTCCCACACTCTGCCAAGGTGTTAGCAGTGTTTTGTTCGCATTTCGTCTGTCAACATCTTCATCAATGAGATACGGCAGTGTAAGCTTTGAACACTCAACTGCCGTTCTCAAGAAAATGTTTCTGGTTGAGCTAAGTTCGTCGTACCTAGCTTTAGCGGTCATCCCAGATTAGTTCCGGTAGGGTTAATATTTGATGTCCCAAGATTCATTGGAATCTTCAAGGACGCTGTGCCAGATTGAGAGGCTGGCTGCTTATCTGCTTTAGATGTTTTAGTTTTAATGCCGATGTTGTCATCGGGGTTGCCAAGAACCTCAGCCTTACCTCCTTGCTGTGGAGCAGGGGGAGCCTTAGGGGCCGGTGCCATAGGAAGCGGCGGAGGCAGTGGAGGTGGAGATGGTTTGCTACCAAAGCACATTATTCTTCCTCCAGTAATTGTTTAACGTATTCAACAATGCTTGCCTGACCAGCTCGATACATGATCTGTTCCATTGTGTCATTAGGAGTAGGAGTACTCCATCGAAAATTTTCTTCTAATAGACCTAATAGTTTGTCTACAGTAAAGCCTAAATTAAGCGTACTGTGGGAGGTTTGGGTTTGCATGTTCAAAGAAGGCAGGCATACGAGCACGTTGAGTTTCCAAGAGACCTTCAGCCTTGCCTGAGTACATCAACGAATCGCTCGAATCCAGCCAAAATTTTTTGTCTAGATATTTGTTGGCCGATCTGCCCAATGGTTCCATGACCCAATTGATCGTTGCCTTCCGCAGTCGATCAAGAGAAGGGCTAACGGTAAGGTTCAGCTCTTTACATACAAGGCTGTTACAAGCTACGTGCACTTGCTCGTCTCTGCTGATGTCAGCGGAAACTGTTCGTAGACCAGCATCACCGTTAAAACGGAAGAACGGCAAGAGCACAAAGAAAATCGCACGTTCGGCCACCATTGCTTTGAGGACCGTGTGATCTGGATGAGCCATCCAGGCATCCCGTAGCTTGAGGGCCTCAGCTTCAGCCTTTGCATCAGTGCCGATAGCGTTGGCGATATAAGAGAGTGCAAGGTCATGCTTCTCTTCATCGGTGATGTTGGATCGCAGTAGTGGTACTGCTGCTTCCGGTACTTCATTCTTGAGAGCTTCGTTGATAAAATCTCCAACTGGAAGTTCCATATGCCTGATGGCAAGAGCACGGAAAATAGTTTCTTCCGCACCCTCTGCCAACTTACCGGCGGTTGTTTGGACAGGGGTCCAAGTTCTTTTTCTATCTAGGAGTTTCTGATAAGGATTCATTCGCCGCAATTACATTGAGGAGCAGGATCGTTAAGAAGAGACTCCAGGTAGGCGTCAACCTCAGACTGATCCAATGCGGCGTAGGCGTTGGTCTTGTCTTGAGTGTCACCCATAACCTGAAGCGAGTAATAAAGGGAGGTCTGCGGTGATTGCAGCCACTCTTCAATAAACGCTTCGTCATAGGTGATCACATCCGACCAACTATTGAAGCTATAACCGTGAAGAAGTCCCGTAGCATCCAGCATCTGTACGATGCCATCAGCAACCTTTTTATAGTCATCCCATCCAACCTCTGAAGCAATCTCCACAGGGCCATAGTCATAGCTCTGCACTCCAAAGGTCCCAGAGTCACGGTCTACTTGACGTGCAATGGGAGGTGCGATTTCAGGACAGGTGGTGTACCCATCCAGATCTGTGTACCGATAGCTGCATGATGCAGTAGGAGCAATGGCAAAGGCCCGCTCCATTCGGTTAGCTCTGGCAATCTGTGCAGCAGTGTTGATGCCCAGCAAAAGCTCATGTGCAAGAACCCTTGCTGGTGTGGCTTCACAGGGCTCTGCATTGTTGATCTTCTCCAGAGCTTCCCCAAACTGCTTGTAGGTCACGTTGTACCGGCGCAGCAGGTTGGCAAGACCCAGCATCCCAAGACCCACCTGACGGTCAGTCTCAGACGGCAGATACTCACCACTCTCTCCCACACCTGTCTTGGCGTGAAGGGAGCACAGCTGAGCCATGCCCTCCGTAAAGGCACCCACAATGTCCTCTACGTTGCATTGCCCAAGGTTGATGTGCTGCAGCAGGCACGTTCCCCTAGAGGGTAGGTAGACCTCCAGGCAGACGTTTCCACGAATGCGTTGACCATTGCGGTCAACCTTTGTCTTGTTCAACCAGATGTCCCCCTGGCGGATGCCAAGGAGAAGAGCTTCTTTTACTTCGGAGGATGCCGTCTGCCACCAATGCGGGTTAATGTTGATACAACGTTTAACCCAAGGTAGATCAGCCCGATTAGCATTGATAAAGTCAAGAACGTCGGGATGGTTAAGATCAAGATGACATACAACAGCTCCATTCTTGTAAACTCCTCCTCGTCTCAGTACTTCGTTGAGGGTTGAATAGATTTTTGCAAAGGATACCGGGCCTGATGCCACAAGTCCTTTGCCGTTTTCAGCTCCCTTTGGTCGTAGCTTCGAGAGATGAACAGCCACTCCAGCTCCATAGCGGAGGGCATGAGAGACGAATCTCCAGGATGCTTCAATTCCATTTGGTCCTTCCATTTCATCCTCCACCACAAAGACGGTGCAGGACACAGGAAGGCGTGAGGAGGGATCATCAATCCAGCTCTGCACACGTCCAGTGCGAGCGATTACTTCTTTGATGGCTTTGGACATTTATACTAGGTCGTTAAGGTTGGGTGGTTTATAGTTGGGTCCCTTAAGGACCTTTCCATCTTCTCGATAGATGGGATCACCATCTTCATCGAGTTTGGTCATGTTGCTTTGATGCACACGGTTGAGAGCTTCATCAAGATCCCAACTCATGTTCTCTGCATACTGGTAGCAGACGTAGACAAGATCTGCTAACTCTTTAAGGCAATGGGCTTTGTCTTTAACTCCCATCAAATACATATCGTTGTCAGCCTCAAGGAACTCCTTGAACTCTTCAACGATCAAATTCCGTTGCCCAGTCCGTGAAACTCTGCTCGTACTGTTCTTGACCCGGAAACTTTTCCTGAACTCTTGTGCTTGGTCGCTCAGAAAGGATTTCATTCTCAAGCTCATTTTGTAGATAATGTATTGCTTTGGTAAGGTCTTTTACTTTGTTCTCTTTGTAGCCAGCACGGCAGATATATTTGATTGCGTTACCTAAGTGGTAGTTCAGTCGTTGGTCTCGAATGAAGTCCCATACTTCGACTGAACCTCTGCGATAGTATCCAGGTCCTTCGATTTCTGTTGTTCGCGTGGCCAATGTTTCAGAAGGTTGTTGAGTGAATTAGTTAGACAAAAGGTCTGCCTCTGTAAAGCAAGGAAGACAGTGATGATGTCCTCCTTGGCTGAGTCAGGGTGACGCAAAGCGTCTTCAATTTGCCTTATCTTGAACTGCTGCTCCATTGTCAGCTCCAGGATTGGAGGTGGCGGGGGGTTCCCAAAGGAGGATGCTTTGTTCAGAAAAGTCATAGTTTTCTACTTGAAGGATCTTGGCAAGACGCGCATTCAGAAGCGCCTGACTCTCATCAAGGTCCTTCTCAGCAAAAGCTTTGACTACGGTTTCCCATGTGCACCCCTCTTCATCAAGAAGAGCTTCCGCCCTTTTGATTCCGATACCAGGTACGCCTGAGTAACCATCTGTCTGGTCGCCTGCCAGTGTTTGAATGAAGTGCCACCTATCCCCATGTTCCTTCTCAATGGTCTGGACAGGATCAGATAGGTTGTACAAATCCCCAGGGATCTGCTTCATATCCTTGTCAGGTGAGCAGATGATGTTGCCTGGAAATTTTGTGGCATGGATTCCAATGGCATCATCGGCTTCCATGCTTGGCATGATTACGACGCTGTAGTCTTCCTTTAGCTTGTTGATTACTCGTCTATACCCGCAAGGTTTCTTTCGGTTGCGGTGGCCTTTGTAATCGGGTGAGATAGCTTTGCGGAAATTAGCAGTATCAGAGAAGAAAAGAATAGAATCGTCGAAACAACCAAGGTCATTAGCAATTGAGTACAGCTCTCGCTCTACCATGTCGTAGGCTTCACTGAATCGACTGGTGACAGTAATAACTTCATCACCCCAATCGATCTCAGTTTCGTTTGCAGCGCAGCATTTATAGACAATAAAGTCAGCATCAATCAATAGGCTCATTTACCTTGGCCTCTGCTGAGCTTTCGCCCATGAGAGGGTAGGCTGCGTTTACCTTCTCCTTGGCGAGTGTGTTTAAATTTAGCCCTTGACATGAACTTCTTTAGGGCTTGAGTTTTAGTCTTTGTTTTTGCGGGTGGCATCTACGTTAGTGGATAGATAGCATAACGCTCTATGGACTTTTTGTGGATCATCACCAAAGCACCCAAGGCCACGATTGCAACGGTCGCAGATATAACCTCTAAAGGTTTCGTTGGTGTGGCAGTGATCCAATATCCATATCTTTGTGTGAGTTGAGCAGATTGGGCACGGACCTGGTGGGGGCATTGGGTTCCTTTTGCGTAGCTTTGAGCGAAGTTTTGCCATTTCAGTTCTACAACTACGGCAGGTATTTCTTCTGCCCCCTCCTGTTTGGTAGTGATCAAATAAATCTAGTGGTTTGATCTCTTCACATTTAATGCACTTCGCTCCAATTTGTTCCGTCCTTTGCAGAGGCTGCGATTGGAACTCTAAGCCCGTAATATTCTCCTGATTGTACTGCGGATAGTTCAAGAATAAATTTCATGTCGTTGGCATCTGCCGGTGCACATTCAAACTGCAGCTCGTCGTGCACAAAGGCAAGTTGGTGGGCTTCTATAGACCCTTGTCTAAGGGACTCATCAGTAAGCAGCATCCAACGTTTTGCAATGACCCCCGCTGAGCTTTGCAGCAGGTAGTTCAGAGCTTTGTGAGGACCGTCACAAGCAATGCGGCGACCGTCAATAGCATTGATGTAACTACATTGTCTGGCCTTACACTTAACCGCTTCAACCAGTTTCTGCAGTCCTGGAATTGCATCCATGTAAGCCTGACGTATCTCAGCACCCTTGGCTCTAGCCTTCGTTGGCGAAAGCTGAGGGTCGTAGCTGAGTCCGATCTTTTGATCGCCTGCTCCATAAAGAAAAGCGTAGGTAACTGTCTTTACTAGTTTTCGGCTGATGCCGATCTTGTCTGCGTTCTCCTGGTGAATGTCACCGTTGATGAGAACGTCTCCATACCTGCCACCGTCAAACCTGGCTAGGTAGTGAGCCAACATCCGTAGCTCAATGCCAGCTAGGTCAGCACCCACCATCACCATCCCAGGCGTTGCAGTGAAGAGCTTTCTAAATTCAGCCTCACTTGGTACCTGGGCTAGGTTTGGTTTGCGGTGAGCACAGCGGTGTGTGTTGGTAGCCACTGAACAGTGGTGGTGTATTCGGTTGTTACGGATAAGCTTTAACCACGCATTGACACCTTCACTCAACATTCCGAGTTGTTTTGTCAAATCCAAGCAACGAAGAAAGTCCAAGGCGATTGGGCTCCCAATGTCTTTGAGGACAACTTCGTCGATGGTTGGCTTACCCTTGTCAGTGAACTGTGTTGGTTTCCATCCGTAAAAGGTCTTCATGACCCACGCAATGTGGTCACGGCTGGTTGGGTTCAGTTCCTTTAGTCGGGTAGACTCGCATCCAGCAAAATAACCTTGTGTTTTATTAGGTCGCTTTGGATTGAAGAGTGTCCCCTCAACGTAAGGATGCCTGTTGCGAAGTAATTCACTAAGTGATTCAAGCTCTCGTCTGAGAGAACATTCAAGTTCCCGTGCAGACTGCTCATCAAAGTACCATCCATGTAATTCTTGGTCGGTAAGTATCTCCGCTACCCTGTGCTCTAGCGAGACCCATTCAGGAAGGGCTGGAAGTATTGCCATAGTTTTGTTGTTACGATTACATCCTGTTCCATGTAGTCCTGCATTTCTTGGGACCACTCTTTCCAGTCAGTTGTTTTGCTGAAGCAGCCTTTGTACTCCTTCAATCGATAGCCATAAGCTTCTAATGAATGACGCCCATACAATTGCAAGGGCATCTTTGCCGGTCGCTTCTCGTGATCTTCTTTTAGAACATTGTTGTTATACAAGCGGCTAAGCACCAAAGTATCCACAACAGCACCACTGGGATTGAACCAGGGGTAGAGCTTCCGTATAACAGGAATATCGTAACTAATGATGTTATGGCCAATGATGGCATTGGCATCTTCAATAAATTGTAAGCCTTTTGTAATTGGCTGTGTATTTCCTTGATCGTTGAAGACGTAGCTTTTCTGCTCATCAAGATCGTGGATGCCAATACAGTGGATACAGGTAACATCATTGTATAAACCGTCAGTTTCAATATCAAAGATTAGATTCATTTAGCGACCCACACGTAGGTCTTATCTTTGAATTGAGCCCTAGCTACGGCTTCAGGTGTAGGTGGTGTAGGGCGTTTAAGCTTACGTTCGTATCGACGCTTCGCGGCAGTGGCTTCGTCCTTCCATACTGACCCATAGGTCAGGAAGGGGTCACGACCACTAAGGTTGTACGGATCAGAAGTCTTGTTGATCTGGGGATTCGTTGTCTGCTTCAGTTTCATTGAACTTACAGGTGTTTAAGTCATATGTCAGCTTGCAAGCGACGCCAACCTCGCCTGAATAGCGATTCTTAAGGACTCGCACTGTTGTGCTATTTCCCTGAGATGTGGACTGTTGGTCTCGCTCAAGTGCAATAACTCCGTCAGAGAGTTGTGCAATAGCTGCACTTCCCCTGAGCTGCCCAAGAGTGACCCGAGCTCCCTCTTCGTGATTCTTGTCATTAGCGGTACGTCGTAGGTGTGATACCAAGAACATCGCCACACCAGTTCGCTCAACCAAGGAACGAAGCTTGGTCATGGTGGTGTCGATCATGCGGCGCTCATCACCATCTAATCCACTAAGAAGAATCGAGAGGTGATCTAGAAAGATGACCCTCGCATCAAGACCTGCTGCCAGGTATTCAATTCGGTTGTAGATGAGATCAGGATCATAAGAACCAAACCCATCGAAAAGAAAGAGATTCCAGTTAGCAAGAGTCTCTTGATAAGCTTGGGTGAGAGTAGATCTGTCATGAGTACCTAAGTGGAGATTTTGACCAACAGCTGCGGACATCAATCCGAGTGCGGTTCTACGGTTGGATTCTTCAAGCGCCAGGTAACCAACCCGTTCGCCTTGATTGAGTAGGTGAGTTGCGAGGTCACGGCAGAAGCTGGACTTCCCGATGCCAGAGCCAGCAGTAATCGTGACAAGTTCTCCATACCGGATCCCGTGTAGCTTGCGCTGTAAACCTTCGAGGGGGTAGTCATGGTCTGCTGGTGGGCTTGGAGTTGTTACAAGCTCTAAGAGAGATGAGCCTTCAACGATTCCATCTGGACGGTAAGGTTTTGCATCCCAAATAGCGCGACAAATCGCTTCAGCGTCATTGGCAGAGAGGGCGTCTGACGCATCTTTGTAATCGCCTTGGAGGTGAGCAATCTTGCACTTGCCCGGTGGCAATACGCTTGCTGCTTCCTCCGTTGCCTTACGGCCTGCATCGTCATTGTCGAAGAACAAGACAATCTCCTCATAGCCCTGGAGCCAGGGGAGAGCCCGTTGAATCGATTTCCTGGCCGCTGCGGCACCGCTAGGTAAAGACACCATCGGCCAGCCCGACATAGCTTCATAACACGAAGCCGCATCGAGTTCTCCTTCCGTAACGACAACTCGTTTTCCAGTGGAGGGAAACAAATATTGCCCAAAGAGTGTTCCTGGGACTTCTCCTTCATAACTGAAATCTTTTGTTTTTGTCTTTACTTTGCAGCCTTTAAGGATTCCAGAGCTGTCGAAATAATGGAACCGTAGAACGTCTCCATCGGTAAAGATTTTGTATTTTTGGCAGGTTTTTTCTGAGAGCCTTCGCTTGGATAATCGCTGAGCTTCTCCTTGTAGGCGGACATTGCCGGACATTTTGTGATTGTGAACAATTTCTTCGACGTGATCGTACGCGTTGCATGAATAGCAATAAGTGTGGCCATCGGAGTACAATGAGTTTGCATCCGATGACCCACAGTGATTACACGCTAAGTGCCGTACGAACTCGCTCTCCAAGTCGTTTGTACTCATCTACTTGATCAGCGTGGTATGTAAGCCATTCATCCAATGCTTTGAGAAAGCCAGTGACAATGGCATCTCCATACTTAGGAGTGTCAGCTTGGGCATCAGCCAAAATGTCTGAGAACTGCTCTGCATACCAGGCGATAGTGCCGTATTCTTTTACGTCAGCCATGAGAGTGGAATAGAGTGGAATGAACACCACTGAAACCCGTGCTTTTCAGCCCAGGCTGCATAGGTGGTTTTAGATCCTTTGTTGATCTTGTTGAATGGAGCTTGAAAGACGAAGCGAATATCTAAGTCTGGGTTACACCGTTTTACCTCTATCATTTTCCGTCGATCTTCACTTGTCAGTCTCCCCTTGGTTTCTAAATAAACTCCATTAGGAAGTAAAAAGTCAGGTGTGTAACGACATTGAAGAATGTACGGAACTTTCTTTGATTCATATTCAAACTTCACCTTCAAGCTGGAGAGCAGATCAGCGACCTTACCCTCTAAGCCTGAGCGATACATCAGTCCTCTTCGATAGCCTTTTCTACGATCTGTACGATAATGTCCATGAACGCACGGCTCAGGTCATAGCGAAAGTCAGACATGTCACCTTTGTAGCGGGTGACAGTGATCGGAGGCAGCGTGAGTGTGGCGGTAGCTTCCCACAAGCCAAACTCTTTGTTCTTTGAATACTCAACTTCAAACATCAGAAGTCCTCCTCCTCATCACCTTCCTCAGCAGGAGCAGGGGTCACGTTGGGATCGTTCGACTTGTACCCTTTGGTCTGTCCAAAGATGGCAGCGACTTCGGTTTCATCCAGGTCGCCTGTATCGACAGCAGCACCGCTGTTCAGAGCAATCACTTGAATACCTACCAGCTTCAGGCTGGTGCCATAGGTCACCCCATCTTTCAGTACATACGGCTTTTGACGGAAGGCAAGCTTGACCTTGGATCCACTGTAAAGAGGAGTGTTTTCGTCAGTGATAGGAGTTCCTTCCGAATCAACAACAGGAGGGCGAGTCTCCTCATTCCAGTTGAACTTGACTTTGTATTTACCGCCGTCAACTTCTTCCCAAGGCTCAGGCTTCAAGACACTACGCTTGGGGTTCTTCAGTTTTGATTCAGCCCACTTAAGGGTTTCAGTTCGATCCGCTTCCAGCAGTTCGATCAGTCGGTCGTCTACCAAGGCTCCAAGGGAATATCCAAACTTGGAGGGTTTCATAACAGCCTGATAACCTTCAAGGACAACAGGCTCTTGGGTGACGTGAATAGTTTGTGCCATTAACAGAAAAAGTAGGTGGATTCAATCACGGATTCCGGTTCAAGGTCTCCAATGATCGGTGGTTTTGATTGGGCTCCAATTTGGTTGGCCCAGTCAGTTAAGTAGTCGTGCTCTGCAAACAAATGCATGTACGTTTCCCGTACCAAAGTGGACAGGATGCCCATGTCAGTGGCTCTGCAAAGCACGGAATCATGGATCAATGCAATGGGTGCATTGAACCGAAGGGTAGACAGGTGAAGGAGTGAAGCATCCAGTGAGTGGATCAGGTTAGGGGCAGTAGCGTTTTTGTGGTGCGCTAAGTCCACCTGGTCCTTGTCACCAACAGCTGCGGTAATCCTGCATCGGCCCAACAATTGCAACTCGATCGATTGAATTTCTTTCTTCATGAGCTTTTGTGTGACAACAAACCCAGATGGGGTTGTCCACGTCAGCTCCTTCGCTCCTGATCTGATTGCTTCAGTGACCTGCTGCTCAATCCATTTCATTACAGCCATTGGACCAGGGACCACCTTGTTCATGGCGTCCCGTACAGCCTTTACGGTTGCTGTCAGATCATCCTTTTCAACCTCAACTCCCTTCTCCTTCAACGCCTCACGAATGTACCCACGATTGGAGTATGGCTTAGCGTTGTAAGGAATAGTCATGACCGTTCGTTTGGTCACCTTGCGGTCCATGTACGGCTGCACAGAGGCAGGTACGTGGGGCCTAGCAGCCTCTGCAATCACCTTGTAAGCATCTTGTGGCCTGTCACTAGGTAAGACGTTTACCAGGCGTGCTGTAGAGGCATCACGGGCCAATCCAGCAAGGATCTGCAGACCACTGCAAGTGGCATCAGTCGCAATCATCAGCCCAGTGTGCTGGCGATCACATTTGATGACGCAGTGGTAGTACTCCTCGCAGGCAGCAAGGAACTGCCAAGGCTCCTCTGCTGCTTCCCATTCACTGAGATTGTCAATGGGGTCTTTGGCTACCCGTTCGATCAACTCTTGATTCTCAGCCACCCATGTCAGCCGCTCCTGCATAGGTGCTTTATCCAAGCCATAGGTGGTGGCGACCTGAAAGGCCAACCAACCCTCAGCTTCAAATGTCATGAACGCTTCCTCATGAAAGCGTAACAACGACTTCCCAAAGTCTGTGTCCTGAGGGGTCAAGAATGGTGGAATGGGGTACGCTCTTCCTCGATAATCAAAGGACCAAGGGATAAAGAATTTCTCTCGGCTCTTGAAGATCTGAACAGCGTTCATCGTCATCCGTGTGCGGACGGAGCGTTCAAACGCTTGTGCGTTGACGTTCATCACCTCTGCAGCACGTCGCCTGTAATCCTTGCGAGAGGCATAGTTCTCGGCAATATCTACAGGCTTTGGTGGTAGAGGTAGTTCGATGATCGGGACAAACTTGCCAACTGAGATCTGCTTTTCCAAAAGCGTCTCAGCCACCTCAACAATGAACGGGTTGAGGCGGTAGGCCACCTTCTGAATTTTGTTCAGAAAGGCGATGGGTGTTTCCCCCTGTATACGTGTGGGATTGCCCCGACGCACCATGTCATGGCCCCGCATGACTTCGTTGAGCAGGTAGCCACCACTGTGGGTGCTGCTCCAGTCGTTGGGCTCAATCAGCATGGGCCACGCCAAAGGGCTGAACAGTTCGGCCTGTGCCACCACCTGGTCCTTGATTTCTAAGAACTCTGGTGTGGGGACCACAAACTGGGGTGTCTTGTTACCTACCCTTCTGGCCTCCCGCATGAACCAGTTGGTGGATTCGCAGATGCAGTCCAGCAACCAACCACCAAGCTTGATGCGGTTGGCGCGACCCCACGACTGCCAGTGGGGCACATCGTAGCGGTTCATCAAGGTGGTGATCACCTTCACTTTTTGAAGGGTGCCAATGGAGCGGTGCCAGTAGTTCTCCTGCAGGGTGTGCAGCAACCCCGGCACCTCCCGTTCGTAGTGAAGCATCATGCACTCGGCTTCCAGGGCCGCACCAATGGCATCGGTGACGTTCTGGATTTGAGAGCTGGCGGGC